AAATACTTTAATAATAAAACTGATTCACTTTTTAATGTTATGAAAAATGTGTGTGATATCATTGTTGAACCTTGTGAAAAGTATGGAAAACTATCTGTATATTATTTAGATTTAGCAAAAGAAATGCGTAAAAGCGATTTTATTGCAGCATGGCCAGCAATTACAAGTATGATGTTTTCCCAAGCAAATTTTGTAAATAAACCTGTAAAGAAAATTTTTGATATAAGAACGGCAATCAAGGGGATTGATGGGAATAGAGCTTGTAAATCAATGAATGCTAAATCATCACCTGGATATGGAGGTCTTCTTAATGGGGGAATTCCATATATGAACCGAGGATTTCCTTTTGGAAAGAAATGTTGGTTTGGGGAAGACTATTTGCTGAATGAAACAGAAATTGATATTGCTGTAAATGGTAAAGTTGTTTGCACAAAAGAACAAGTTCGTGAAAATTTTAATGGTTTAAAAGAAGATGTTGAAAAAATTCTTGAAATTGCAAAAGTTGAAAGACCATCAATAATATTTGTTGCTAGTTTAAAAGATGAAAAAAGATCTTTTGAAAAGTGTTTACAAGGAAAAACACGTGTCTTCTTTCAATGTGATATGTCAACATGTATTGCTTCAAAAATGTTATGTGGTCCAATTTGGTCATGGTATATCTTAAATAATATTGAAAATCAGTTGTGTATTGGAATAAATCCATATGGTATAGATTGGGAAAGAATTGCGGAAAAAGTAACTAGATTTGGGAAAAAGTGTATAGTTGCTGGAGATTATGCCGCATTTGATCAATCTCAAGGAATGCAGAATATGATTTATGTTGATGCAATTGACGAAGGTGTTGCAATACGAGGCGATATAACGGATGAGGAACAAATAACTCAGATGAGACACCTACAAAATGGTATATCAAAGAAAAGAATTATTGCTAACAATATCGAAGTTACGATTGATCAAATTGTTGAAAGTGGTGGACCTAAGACTTGCATTAAGGATTGTTTATTAAATCTTATTAATATGTATTATCTGTATAGTCTTTTGTTTGATAATTGTGGGACTGTAAATGATGAACTTCAATTGAAAATTAATAATGCTCTAGGAATAGTTGCAAATTTTGAAAATTATAAATCTTCTGAGGAATTTAAATTATTGCCATTTTTAACTAGAAAACATATTGAAATTGTTAATACTGTGCAAATTCCTAAAGTTAGTTTGATAGATTCAGTTGACTATATTGAAATTCAAGTCTGTGGGGATGACCACTTATTAGCTGTAGCACAAGAATTGCAACCTTGGTTTAATCAGAGAACAATTTCTGCACTTATGAAAATTATTGGAATGGATTATACTGATGAAACAAAAACAGGCGTAATGCCACCAGATCTAAGATCTATAGAGGAAGTAACTTTTTTGAAAAGAAAATTTAAAAAGTTTAATAATCATGGAAGAAAATGGATCGCCCCTTTGGATATTGATGTTGTGAAGGAAATACCACTGTGGCGAACAAACAATCAAAGTATAGAAGCTCCAGAAGCTTTATACGATAATATGAAGACTGCTTTACGTGAAATGGCGTTACATGGGAGAACTGAATATAATGACATGAAAAAATTCTTTGAATTTTCATGGAGTGAATTGTATCCTAAAAAAGAAATTCACTTTGAATCATATGAAGTTTCTCTTTATGAAACATTGAATTCGGAATCTGATCTTGAATTTTGACTAAATTTAGTATTAAGTTTAATATTTGCATTATGCCTTTTAATTATAAATTATAAAAGGAGACAAGTACGAGTACTATGCATCTTAGAAGTTAACTGTAATGAGCGAACGCTTCGGCTAATAGCTAACATAAAAATGAATAAAAATATACAATCTAATTTTAAGCAACAAGAAATTGTTAAATATTACTTACAAGGTATTTATAATAAATCAGAAATTTTTAAAGACCAACAAGAAACTCCATTTGCTGATGAATTGACACTTGATGATTCATCACATAGCATTACAAGTTTTTTACGTAGACCTATAGATATATATAATTTTAAGTGGTCTATAAATAATCCCGTTAATAGTGAATTAATCCCTGGTGGTTTAAAGTTTCCTGATGTTCTATTGAAATCTCAATCAGTAAAAGATAAGTTAAGAAATTTTGTTGGTATGAAGGGTAGATTAATGCTTCGTATAAAATTGAATCCACAACCATATCAACAGGGTGTTCTTTTGGCTTATTATATTCCTAACGCCCAAAAAATTTCTCAAAAAGTTGAAATGATTCAGGCTTCTTTATCCGGAAAAACTGGTTGTCCTGGTAATGTTGAGATCGATGCGCAGGGAGGTACGATGTATGATATTGAGATTCCTTACGTTTCTGAATTTAATTACTATAATCTCTTAACTGGACAAGGTTCTTACGGAAATTTTTATTTTACTCCATATTTACAATTGCGTTCTAAAACTGCTAACGATTTTATAAATGTAACTATACAAGCATATTGGGTTGATCCTCAACCACAATTTACAACTGGTGTTGATTTAAATGTACCAACTGAAGGTGAAGAAGAACAACTGCATAATAATACTTTAGATACTGGTGGAGTTACACATGTTTTAAAAACAGAGTTAATCGATACTTTACAAACTGGACAAATAAAACCATCTACTGTTTTAAAAACTGGAGCAAATCTATTACAACTTGCAGGATATCAAAAACCTAATATTGAGACAGGTATTCAACAATCTCATTTACAAACTAATAAATTTATGGCCAATTACAATGGAGAACAATTTTCTCATTCTCTTGCTTTAAGTTCAACTAATAAGTTGGAGCATCCTCCTCGCCCTACTTCTACAGAGGATGATGAAATGAATTTGAGAAGTATCTGGATGAAGTCTACATTTTATAAATCATTTACTTGGTCTACTACTAATGCAAAGGGTGATATTTTATATCATGATGAAATCTATCCCGCTAAGTTCGCCCCTTCTGAAACATCCAATGTTCTGAATTCCACCTTTTTAGGTTATGCTACAGCACC